GACGCGCTTGAGAAGATGGCGACGCTCTACCTGAAGGTCATGCAGGTGGACGACGCGACGGCTTACCGCGACACCAACGGCATGAAGTTCATTGCCGACCAGTTCACCAAGGACTTTGTGGTGAAGGTGGACGCGCACAGCAACTCGCCAATTTTCATGGAGGATCTGCGGTCGCTGGCCTTCAACTTGTTCAAGGCCCAGGCCATTGACAAGGAGAGCCTGCTTGACTTGCTTGAGCCTCCCATGAAACAGTTGCTCAAGGATAAGTTGAAGAAGGCTGAGCAGAAGGGCGCTGAGTCGCCGCAAGCGCAGCCGTCGGCTCCTCCGGCGCGAAAGGTGGGTTGATGCAGAAGACCTACACCTCCATGGGCGATCAGCCGCGCGTGACGCAGGGTGATCTGAGCCGAGGCGAGGCGGCGCCGTCCCTTCAATATCGCGTGACCTCCACGCGATCCGCAGATAACAATCGCTCTGCCCGCCCGATGGGGCGTGAGGGAAGGAGGTGATTGTTCATGTACAAGGCGATGCGCAAGGCGCGGAAGACGCGCCGCTGACGCCGGCAGTTAGGGGAACCCACCTTAAACTGGAAGGAGGATAAGATGCGCCGTCGCGGTCGTAAGGCGAAGCGGTAACTAATCGGCGGGGTGAACCCGTTGATTCCGCTGTGCGCCGGGGGGACGCACGCTGTAAATATATCCTCCCATTTAATTTTTCTGGACTAAGTTTGTGGCTGCTTGTTACTACGGTTTCGGAGGTATTCATGGCTGCGCCGAATGATCGTCTGATGGAGCTTTTGGCGCGCGGCCAGAACGCGCCTCAGGCTGACGGTGCGTCGATGCTCGAACCGGCCCCGACCGATGTGACGCCACCGATGGGCGCGCCGATGATGACTCCCGAGCCCAAGATGGGCAGCAAGGAGGCCGCGCTTATCAACGTTGGTCTGGCGCTTGACCTGCTTGAGCAGTCCCTTGGCGCGCTCGGCGCAGACTCGGCTGAAGGCACGAAGGTCATGACGGCGCTCAAGTCCCTCACGGGCATGATGCAGCCGCGTCAGGCTAAGACGAACGAACTCAAGAATGCTGAGATCCTTCAGCTTCTGCAAAGCCTGCCGCAAGCGGGTGGCGGAACGCCGGAAGGTCGCGCTATGGCGGCTGCGCCGCCGATCCCTGGTATGGCGGGTGGGGCTATGCAGCCTCCGATGCCGCCAATGCCACCTTCGGGTGGCGCCGCTATGCCGCCCGGTGGCGGTATTCCCATGCCGCCCGGTGGCGGCGCCATGCCCATGTAGGAGAAGACCTATGGATCTCTTTAAGCCCCGTGGCGCCGCGAATGTTCGCCGCCCGACGGACAACAACCAGATGAACGGCCAGATCTACAACACCCCGCGCTATGCGGAGATGGGTGGTCTGTCGGGTGCGGCTAAGGCCGGCACCAAGAACAAGATGGCGATCAAGCCGCCCGGTGACGGCAAGCGCGTTATCTGACTGGGGAGTAGGGGAATATGTCGCTCGAAGATGTGTCGCCGGAAGCGCGGGATGAGCTTGCTCTCCTTGCGCGCCGGCTGTCGGAGAATCCTGCCACCCGCAAGGATTTCCTTCGTCTGACCAAGCGGGTGAACCCGGACCTGCCGATTCCCGAGCTTGAGCTTGAGGATACGGTGGTCAAGGCCAACACGGCTGCGCAGAATCGCATTGAACAGCTTGAAGCCAAGCTGCGCGAGCGCGACGCCGTTGAGGAACTTGATCGGCGCCGTCAGTCGCTGGTTAAGAAGGGCAAGATTTCGGACGAGGCCGAGATCGAGCAGATCGAGAAGATCATGCTTGAGAAGGGCATCACGAACCACGAAACCGCAGCGGATTACCATCGCTACATGCGTGAAGCGGCTGCGCCGACGCCCATGGCATACAATCGGAATGTCATGGACACCACGGCGCGCTCGACGCTGGCGAATTTCTGGAAGAATCCGCAGACTGCGGCACGAGATGAGGCGTCCAAGGCTCTAATGGAACTGCGCGGCAAGCCGCGTCCCATTGGGCTGTAAGCGTTTCATAGGGGAAGATTGTTCTTAGCTTCGGAGATAAACCATGCCGATCGGTGGTGGTATTCTTCCGGCGACGGGTAGTACGCAATTCACCGAGCTTACGTATGTAACTCGGCGCGCGTTTATCCCGAAGCTGGTTGTTCAGCTCTACAACTCGACGCCGCTCATGGCGGCGCTCATCGCCAATAGCCAGTCGGCTACGGGCGGTGTGTCCTCTGTCACCGTGCCGGTGCAGGGTGCGCAGTTCGTTAACGCGCAGTGGTCTGACTACAGCGGCAGCTTCACGCAGCCGTCTGTGCAGCAGGGCGCGTATAACGCTGAGTTCAACCTCAAGCTCATGATCGCCCCCGTGCCGTTCCTCGGCATGGAAGGCGCTGTGCAGCAGGACCACGCGATCATCCCGCTCATTGAGGCTCGCATGAACGATGCGACCAACGTGATGATGGATGGTATGGCGACCGCGCTGTACAACAACACCACCAACACCCAGGCCTTTACGGGTCTGCCGGCGGCGGTGGACGATGGCACCGGCACGGCGACGTACGGTAACATCAACCGCTCGACCTACACGTGGTGGAAGTCGAAGCAGTACGCGGCTGGTTCGGTGAACCCGACCCGCCAGAACGTGCTTCAGTACATCAGCGGCACCGTGAAGAACGGCGCTGAAGTGCCGACCTTCGGCGTTTGCGGCTTCGGCACGTGGACCCTGCTCGCGCAGGACTACGTTGGTCAGGAGCAGTATGTCATCACGCCGGGCTCCGGCTTTGATGGCGACGCCAATGGCCCGCAGGCCGCGTTCCGCGCCCTGATGGTCGCCGGGGTGCCGATCTACCCCGATCCGTACTGCCCCGAGGGGGTCATGTACTTCCTCAACACGAACTACCTGTCGCTGTACATCCACGACCAGGGCTCGTTCGTGTTCACGGGCTTCGAGTCCACTCTGCCGAACTGGCAGATTGGCTATGTCGGTGCCGTTCTCATGATCGCGGAGCTGGTGAATACCAAGCCCAAGGCCATGACAAAGGTCACCGGCTACAACAGCCTGTCGATCTGAGGAGGATTGCACAATGGCTCTCGGCCTTAACAAGATCCTCGTCGCCAACACCTCCGCGAATACCGCGTCTGCGTACTTGCAGCCGGTTAGCGTGGCGAATGTGGGTGCGGGCAACTCGACCGCGATGCTGAACTCGCAGTTCATCCCGGCTGGCACCTACCTGATGCTGCCGGCGGCGAACGTCACGGTTGAGGTGAACAACTACACGGGCACCGCGAATAGCTGGTCCACGCTTCTCGCCAACAACACTGGTGGCGTGCTGATCTCGGATGGGTTTAACGTGCGCGCGAATGCGGTCACGGGCACCCAGACGGTGACGCTGCTGACGGTGAATGGTGGTCAGGCGGCGCCCGGCACCTTCACCTCGTAAGGAGGCGTCCGCATGGCAAACGGCAACCGCGTCGGCGCCCTGACGCCGGATCACTTTGATCGCATCGTCATTGGCGAGGCGGTCGGGGTTTCCGTGACTGCGACGGGCAATGCGGTGGCAACCATCCCGATTCTGTCGGGTGGTCTGACGCCGAACACCGGGGCGTACATCATCCGCTCGATTACGGTGGTGAACGCCAACAAGAGCATCAACACGGCCAATGTTATCGTGCTGACCACCAGCGACGGTAACACGAGCAATGCCGTGTCCAACGCGACGGTTCTGTCCAACGTCACTGCTGCCACGACCAAGTGGCAGGATCTGGCGCTGTCGGCATCGGCTGCGACGGACGCGTTCACGGCTCAGGCCCTGTTCGTGCGCGTCAACACGGCTGTTGCAGGTGGCACCTGCGACATCCGTGTTGTTGGGATGCCGGTGAACCTGTGACCGATACCGTTTATGTGACCAACATTGGCGAAAAGCCTTTGACCGACGGTTGGGATGGGGTGAAGTACACCTTTGAGCCGGGAAAGACGGTCGCTGTGCCGGTTTTCGTGGCTGGTCACATATTCGGGTATGGGTTTGAGGATAAAACACCGCACGTCGTTCGGCTTGGTTGGGCTAGGACCACAAATGACCTTTCGGGGGCTCTGACGAACCTCGAAAACTTTGTGATCTCGACTGAGCCGCCCGAAGTTCGGCCGCTTTCATTCCCCGGCGGACCGGACCTCACTGAACCTCCCTCGCCTGCGCACCTCAGGCGGGGGAGGCGAGGGGAAAATGCTGCGCCCCAAAGCCTGCAATGAGGTCTGCTGATGGCTGTTACACTGTCGCAGTACATCACGCAGTGTAGGCGGTTGCTGCACGACGCAAACGGCAACTTCTACACCGACGCAGAGCTGACCGATTACATCAACGACGCGCGCAACCGGCTTGTGCGCGATACGGGATGCCTGCGCACGATCCAAACGAGCGCGACCGTCACCAATCAGGAGACGTATGCGTTCTCGTCGCTCCCTCGCGGCGATCAGACAATGGATCTGCTGAACGTCAATCTCTACTGGGGCAACTCGCGCGTCCCGCTGCTGTACCGTCCGTGGACGGACTTTAACGCGCAGCTGCGCTACTGGCAGAACTACACCGGGCGCCCGATTGCCTTCAGCATGTACGGCACCCGCACCTTCTATCTCGGCCCTGTGCCGGATCAGGTGTATACGATTGAGTTGGACACGGTGATTGAGCCGCTGCCGCTTGTGGCCTCGAACGACCCGGACACGATCCCGGACATTTGGACGCAGCCTGTTGCGTACTACGCCTCGCACACGGCCAAGTTCAAAGAGCAGTCGTACGGCGAGGCTGAGATCTTCAAGCAGCAGTACATGAAG